AATATAGCCCCATCCTACAGGCATCGTACGCCGTTTTACTTGGCGACCATAATTGCCTTCAATAGTTGTGATCACGCCACTCGAAACAGATTCAACAAATCCAATATGATCCGCCCATCCATCGTTAGGTTGTGTCGCATCATCCCAATTAAAGCAGACGATATCTCCTGCTTTAGGTATGATTCTTCCATCTTCAATCCAAATCCCTTTAGATTTAAAGATGTCAATATGACGCTGTACCCCACATTCACGACCAATTAAATCAGTAGCACCTGCTTTGATACCGACCACCGATACTGTAATATCACACCAGTCGTCTGTGTATTTAGCTTTGTACCCAACAGGCAGAGGCTTTGTTGCATTGTAGAGATCTACGATATTATGATGTGCCGTTGTACCCATTACTGTTCCGATAAGCTTTCTAGCTTCGGTTAAAACCGTATTTGCTGATACAGTCATGTTTATCCCTCCAATTTTTGTATAAAAAAAGAGCAGCCAATCGGCTACTCCTTGTCTTCATCGTCATCATTGTGCGGATAGATTGTTTTAGTCGTTTCTGATTGTCCATCACCATAATCAACAGTATCGTTTTTTGGTTGCTCATAAGTTAACGCCTGTTGACTATCGGTGATGCCTGTGGTGGTCGGGTCGTTAACAATGCCGACAATCACCAATACTGCGAATACAGTATTGACTACGACGATCAACTTATTGACCAGATCGCCAAAATCATACTCAAATCCAAATACTGCAGCAATTGCTTGCACCGCTAATGCTAGTGCTGGAATAACTGCCAACCAAAATGCCTTACTTTTCAAACGTAATTTCCAATTAATATTGTTCATGTTTATCTACCTCCAAAAAATTTAATTAATTCTAAGACGAATGCAAATACTGCCCCAGCTGATGCACCAATGCCTAGGATCATTTTCCACATATTTGTTTTATCGAGCATTTTTAGTTCGTATTCACGCTCATCTGACTTCTCATTTCTATTCAAAACAGCTTGAAGGATTTGAGCATTCTGTTCACTTTGACGTGTGTTTTGTTCGCGTAAGAAACGATTTGATTCATCCACACGAGCTAATCCTTCATTCATTGATTTTTGCATTTCTACCGTCACGTCATTAAGCCGTCCTAACTCTTTGTCATGCTGTTTTAGCCGCTCCTCATGTGCTTGGACCTGCTTTTCTATTTCCACATATACCACCTGCTTTCCAATAAATTAAAAGAGCAACCTTATTATGGATGCTCTTTCGTGAATGTTTCTCCAATTTTTTCTTGAACTAGATTCTTAATAAAAGCCAAATCTAGTTCATCCTTTCCTATGCTCACCTGTCCATTAAAAGACTCAACATCACCTATTTTTCCATCTACATAAATGATGTAGCCAATAACGTTCTTCTGTGCATCGTAATTGAATGTAATACTTGCAATATTCAATATATATCCTCCTTATCATAAAGGTAATACAATACCATCCAACATTACTGTGTTTCTGCTTTCTTGGTTAACCTGCACCATCATGTCCCCATTCAGTTCAATTTGAATACGCCCAATAAAACCTCCTGAGAAAGCTACTGGAAACATAGCTAACCTAGTAGGGGCATATTGGGCTGGCAAAGTTCCAATCTTAGTCCCGGTACCAGGCGTAAAGAACCCTGCCGATGGTCCACAACGTCCTCTAATTTCTAATGCCATACTACCGTCTAGCCGCATGATTGCTCTGTACTGCGGTGTCGCATTTTCTCTTGTTACATATCCACTGCTAAGCGGAATATTCGCCCAGTCTACTGGATTTAAAGCTCGTGCCGGAAGATACCCACCATAGTTAGCATCTACCATAAACAATTTTCCTTGTCCTAGCTGTGTTGTTCTAGTAGGTGCGGTAGGACTGGCTTTGTAGGTATCAACAAAGCCTTTTACACGATCCATTGTGGTCGTCCATGCTGACCCGTCTGACCCTGTTCGAGCAATCGTCATATTCCCATCTTTCATAGTGGTGGTACCGGTATAGGTTACGCCAGAATCTGTGTAAGAAAATGTGTTTACGATCTCTGCTCCTTCTAACCTTTTGAATACTCCGTTCTCAGAAAGAATATTGGGAGCAAGTAAGTTATCAAGAGACATTCCCCACATACTCCAAGCAGTTCCGTCAAATACTTTAATGATCTGAGGAGCAACGCTGCTATCTTGCCATAAAGTTCCTTTTGTTGGATTGGCAGGTGCTGTATCAGAGATAATGATCGCATCTTTGCCTTGTTGAGCGACAAGATAGAAATAAGCACTGTAAGTATTGTCCGTATATTTGAATCTGGTACGTGTCCACATATACCAGCCCGCTTTAGGTGTGGGTCTTGTCCCTGACCATCCAGATGTTGGCGGAGTTGTTCCATCTTGAGAAATAGCATAGCTGATTTCTTCTGCAGATACGCCTTTACCGGGATCTCCGGGGTCACCTTTTCCACCTTGAAAAGAAATTGAATAGGAAAACTGCTTCGTGAATGTTTTGCCATCAGCTATGATGGTGATCGGTACAGTACCGCTTTTTGATACTAATTCAGTTGTAGCGGTTAATGTGATTATTGATCCACTCACACTAGAGGAGAGTCCTGTCGGCTTAGTCCCTACAGTAATGCTAGTAGGCGTAATTTTATTGATGCCTTTATATACGATCACTTCTGTTGTCGTTGAACCAGCCAATGCTGCGGTCGTTGATCCCGCAAAGGTGTAGGATTCGTTCGTAAGAAACACAGTATAAGCATCTGATCCAGGAGGTCCTTCTTCACCGTCTTTGATTCTAGAAATGGTGAATACATCGCTCACAGTCGCATCTGCCGCCTTGATGGTGAATGTATCAAATGTCGCAGTAACTGGATTAATCGTAACCGTATTACCTGATCGAGTAACTCCTGTAGGAACAGCTGAACCAAAATTCCCACCGTTTAAACTATATGTCCAATTTGAGATAGAGGTGTTCACTGCAGTTCCGGTTACAGAAAAACTAGAAGATGGAGTAATCTTTCCATCTTTATCAACTGTAATCGCTTGTGTTGCTCCTGATAAAGAAATGAGTGGTGCTGAATCTCCTTTGGGGCCTTGTCCCCCTTGCGGTCCCATGAATGGTGTCCATGGTTTGTAATCGTCAGGATTATCAGACCCAACTTGATTCGTATCTGAATAGAATCCTTCGTATTTTGGATAGGCGTTTTCGTAGTCTACTGAAGGCGGTGTTGTGAAGATAGTCCCATCATTTTGATCTTCCTCTAATAATTCAAGTTTGTAATCACGAACATCCAAGTAAAATGTAGATAAATCTGGTACAGGATCTCGCACAAACATCGGATTAAACCTTACAACGGAGGCTCCAGATGGAAAGTTATCAATAGTCAATTTCAACTGTTGCCAATCAGTTGTGATCACATCGTTTCTGCCATCACCTTCAAAATTCCCACTCACACCAAAAGCAATGTATCTCGCCATTAAAGCCATTGTGACTTGAGAGCTAGCGCGTACATAGCAACTAATTGCTACCTTTTTCCCCGCTAACTTGGCTGCAATACCAGATACTGATAACGATGTAAAAACACTAAATGTGGTTGGCATTGCAGGCAAACCAGCCCGTCGAGTGCGTATAAATGCGTAGCCGTCCTCAGTAATTCTGGTATTTGTCATTGGATAACGACCGGCATCATTACTGTTTAAATTAGTTGTTCTAGCATCAATTAAATTCTCATTCGGATAAACCTTGGTAAAGGTACCGTCTGCCATCAAATATCCACGATGTGGATAGTATGTTTCACCGGTTTTCCCTGGTTCTCCTTTCTTACCATCATCAATATTGGTAACTGTCACCTCAGCGCCACCACGCACGTTCCCCGAATCGTCAGCTACTTCAAAACGAAAGACTGCTTTTTCTTCAATATCTGCAGCATCGATCGTCACTGTCTTGGTATTTGAAAACAAGGTGCCATCTTTATACCATTTCAGACTAAAGGTATCTGTTACATCCTTGATACCATCTCTAACACGAGCAGTTAATGTGGTACTGCCGAATCCATTCTTAAAAGTCACCCCATCACTAGTAATGATTTCATACGTAAAGACTTTATTTGCTTCTATCAATGCTTGAACACGAGCAAGCAGAGTAGTATCCACTTCTGATTGTAGAATCTGAGCATTAGTAAATTTTGTTTGGTTTCTATTCGGCTCATCAAAATAAATATCTTGTTCACTTACTCGAACAGATAAATTCAACGCCGGCTGATACTCTGTATTCAAAGCCCTGACTGTATCGCCGATTCCAAGATATTCATACGACTTTATTGTGACTGTCACTTCTACCTGTGATAGTTTTTTTATTTCTGCTAACGCTTGGCCTGCTAAGGTGTTTTGGTTTTTGGTTTCATAGGACCAATTCTTCTTGATATACCCATCACCATTTACTTTGGCCATAAACTGATTTCTGACTTGAACAGCATAAATTATCGGAGAAGCTTTAGGACTATAAAAAAGTTGATTACCTTCTGTATCTCGTTCATCGATTTCAATACCCGCTATTGTTAAACCGTCTGTTCCAATCGGCTTAATGGCAGTTTTTAGGTTATCAATGTTATCCTTCACTTCGATCGTTTCAACATTGTTCCCCCACTCAAGAAGGACATCCTGTCGATTATTTCCTACGCCTTGGTTTTTATCATCATTTGCTTTGTACACATTCAAAACAATTTGAGACAGGCCCCAGTGCTGATTCAATTGCGTAACAAACTCAATCTCTGCATCAAACCTCGTTGCTAAACTAAATAAACGAGCAAGAAGATCATCTTCGCTGCCTTCCCATTCTAACTGCAGTTTTTTGTCCGATACTTCATTGATCCCCATAACCAACGGGTTGTCACCAGCAAATAAAAAGACCTTGAGGTATTCCTCAAAGGTCATCGCTTTTGTGGCTTTATATTCAGAAGCATCTTCATTTCGCAATTCCAACGTCAGGCTGTCAGCTTGTACGGTAACATACTTCTCATTTTTAACCATATCCGTAATATCAAAATGATAGGCAGTGTTTTTATAAATGAAGGAGATCTTGTTTCCAACTTTAAAAAAAGGTGCCATAGCAGATTTTTGTAAGATGGAACAGCGAAAGAATGCAGCAGTACCTAACAAATAGGTATGTAAATTCCCACCTTCATATTCATCAGTCACACATAGCAATTGGTCTTTATTATCTAAGATTGCAATTAATGGACGTTCCATTCTATACAAACCTCTTTTCATACGTCCCGGTTATTGTCGGTGGAACGGTAGTAAATGGAGAATAGGGGAATTCAATATGATTATTACCAGGTACAAGATACGGAAAATTACTACCAGTGATAAAATCCTCAAGCGTTTGGATTCCATCTCGATAGATCATGTTCATTCCATTTTCTTTGGTAATAATCACATCCGATCCAGCTGAGAATCGATTAGGCAAATTTTCCCAATACTGTGATTTCAAATCTGCAACCAACACATCCCTAAGTCCCATATTAGGAACAGCTTGTTGCGGTGTACGATCTGCATATTGACCAGTATAGAACTGGACTCGTTTCACTTTTTTTCCTTTTAAGAAGGGAACATTGACAGAATGATAGCCGCCATTCCAGAAAAACGTGATCTTTTCGCCTTCTTTTCTCAGATCAAACATATTTCGATTGTCATTTCTTGCTTGCGATCCATACGGGTTTGGAGGCAACCAATAAGATGGAGTCAATGGGATACTTTTATAAATCTTCGTACCAGCTCCCTCATTGATCAAAAAATACACAGTAGCATTATTGCCGTTCTTGTCTCCTTTGGAAATTGCCATGCCTGCCACAAAGAGATTATTCTCGTCAACATAGGCTAATGTCCATTGACCAGTTTGCCCCATTTTTCCTGTTTCAAACCATGCCCTTCCCCACAAGTACACACTTTCAATCGGATTCGGAAGAATCAGTTCTTTGGCTGTTCCAAACCATTTTTTTGTACCTGATTTCTTGGCATCCGCTGGGATACCACCCATCCATCCACCATACGCAGTCGTTACAGGCATCTTGGCAACAATTGCCTTCTCTTGGTTCTCATAGAATGTCGTCGCATCCGTCCAATTGCTAAATACGCCGCCATCTTTTCCGATAATAATTTGTGCTTTTTCTCGAATCTCGCCATCTGCTTCATCAACATAACCAAGTTGTGTTAGAAAGGTATTTTCATCACCGTGCATGCCAATAGCACCTAAAAATCCAGTTTCGGCATTATTATGGATCGTAAGTGTTAGCGGGGTTTTCTCTGTTCCTTTATAATTAATATCCATCGCAAGAATTCCATTGGAATCAACTTTTGCGACTACACTATCCAATGATCTACTATGAGAAAACCCTTCTGGTACAACCCATGTAATTGTTCCCTTTCCTGTAAAATCACTTTCTGCAACATTTATGTCCCCTGTTGGTAAAGCGTAATAAATTTTGTTCGGTTCATCACCAAACACAAGCGGCTTAGGTTCTCTTACATTGAGTATACCTGCTAGGGCTTCTCTCTTTTCAATCAAATCGTACTTAATCCGAAATGGCATTGAGATTGTTTTTTCAGCTTTAGTCGCTCGAACAAACTTTTTACCGATATCAGACATTTCTTTTAAATCGACAGAGGTAGGCGAACCGATTCCCCGATCCAGTCCTGCCAACGCATCAAGGTATTCATTTAATTCGAATCCATTGAATTTAATTGAAAGTCTCATTTCCTACCTCCTGTTCCTATAAACTTTATTTTCCATTTTTTCAATACGATCATTTTCAATCTTTACGGTCGGTGCTATTAACTCACCCACATCTTTATCGTTTAAAATAACTCTACCTTCAAGAACTACATAAATAGGTGCATTGTTCGACTGCATTTGATTTGCAACAGCTGCTTCTACATAAGCCATCAAATCACTCAGTGGTGCGACTGCTTCTTTCCCAGCTTCACCACCAACCATTAAACTGTTGCCGTTTCGACCGAAGATAGTTGGCTTCGTTAAAATACCGCCTTTGGCATACCAGTCAATCCCAATTGAAGGAATATTTTTTCCTTGAAGCCAATCAAGAGGGTTAGCAGAACCGCTCGCCTTGAAATGAGGCATCGGAATATGCGGCCAGGATATTTTAAAATTGAAAAATCCTTTGATTGCATTGATTGCTGTATTAACTGCGTTTTTCGCTGCATTAATCGGCGTTTCAATCGCTGACTTAATCCCGTTCCAAACACTAGAAGTGGCACTTTTAATCCCATTCCAAACACCGGTAACGGTTGATTTGATTCCGTTGACTACACTTGAAACAACATTTTTGGCGCTATTGATTGCATTAGAAATGGCTGATGTAATCCCATTCCAAATATTTGAAGCAGTATTTTTTATTGAATTGAAGACATTACTTACTGTTGAAGATATTCCTGACACAATGTTGCTTACTGTATTTTTTGCATTTGTAATTGCATTTGAAATAGTGGTTGTAATACCATTCCAAATATTTGAAGCGGTAGTTAGAATTGTATTCCAAATTCCAGAAATAAAGCTAACTGCGTTTGACCATAGATTTTGGGCTACGGTAATACATGCTTGAATAAGATCTGATATCGTCGTTTTTATGGTCTCCCAAACATTGCTTGCGATTTCGACTATAGACTGCCATAGATTTCCTATCCATTCTGAAAATCCCGACCACAGCTCTTTTAGCCAGTCCACAATGGTTCCCCAGTTCATAAAAACAGCAATAACAGCTGCTATGGCTAGCCCGATTCCTGCGGCTATAGCAAGCGTCGTAGCACCGATAGCGACGATCGCTGCTATAACTGGTGCAACGATTGCAATAATTGCAATGATCCCGCCAAAAATTAAAATAAAGTTCTGCACTGGCTCCGATAGATTGTTAAAGGAATCTGCTATCTGTCCTGCGAAATCCAATACTGGTTGCAATGCTTCCAGTATTTTGGCACCAATTTCTTGTAAAGAAGTCATAAACGTATTGAGACTGGATTGCCACTTTTGAGAAGGATCTTTTTCACTTGCTTGATCCATGGCTCCTGACACATCATTAAAGCCATTCTTCACGCCAAAAAGTGAAGTTGCCGCATCGATCCCTAAGTCTTCAAATTGCGTTGATAACAAGGATAACGCTTGTTGCTGTTCTGCAGGGCTCATTTTTTGAAGGTCCCCTTGGATGCTGGTCGCAACATCCGCCACCGTTGCTTGACCGTTTTTCCACTTTTCAAATGTTGATTGTGTCTCTTGACCAAAATTGGCTATGACCCCTTCAAGCGATCCATCACCCATGCGAATCTGTAATTCTTTGACTGCATCTGCAGTCTTGTCGGTATTCATCGATCCGTTTTCCATGCCACTTTGCAAAATAGAAAGCATCTCATCTGCCGAGTATCCAGCTTGTGCAAACAAAGGCGCATACTCATTTAAGGTGTCCATAAAATCGCCAGAGTAATTCAAATTGTTCTGATACCCGCTGGCAACCAAATCAAACGCTGCTTCTGAATCTAAGCCAAATGCGTTCATTAATTGGCTCGCACCTCTGACATTCTCTTGAACATCAGTCCCTGTACGCTGGCTCAGAGTTAAGACTTGTTCGGTCAGGTGTTGTAAATCTTGATCATTCAACTCCGAGAAAGCCGATTTCATTAAAGAAGTAGCGTCTACTGCCTCATCAATATTGTCAACGACCCCTGATTTGAATACCTCAGTTGCGACACCTTTTAATTTTTCAAGTTCCTGGCCACTTAGATTAGTACTTGCATTTAAGGAACCATAAGCCGAGCTAAATTCTAAAGCAGCGTCTTTGGCATTCTCTCCAATTTCGATGATCTTATCACCGACATCAGACAAAATAGACGTTGCCCCCATCATTTTCCCAGAACCAAGTGATTCTGCCATTTCATCGATCGAATCGCTGCTGTCATCTGCCGCCGGCTTTAGTTCCTCAATATCATTTTTCACTTTATCAATTGAAGCCCCGTCATCTATTTGATCGAGTGCCGACTTCATTTTTCCAAGGTCGCCGTCAGCTCCTAATGCGGACCTGCCAATTTTATTTATTGCTGTCTCTAGTTGATCACTGCTTGCTGTGCCGTTTTTAATTGCATTTACTAATCGACTACCCAAGATGTCCGTGAAGTCATCCACGCTTGATCCAGTGGCTTCAAATAGCGTCTCCAGTCTTTTTGTGTTTGTTTCAAGTGACTTTTGCTCATTTTGCATGGCGCTCATTTGATTTTGATAGGATTTAAGCGATTGTTCAGTTTCGGTAATTTCACGCTGAAAGGCACGATACTGCTCCTCACCGATTTGACCAGCTTTGAATTGCTGCTCAACTTGAGACTGAGCGGCTTTTAAGGAATCCAACTTTGTTGTTGTATTCTCAATGGACTTTGTCAACAATTCCTGTTTTTGTGCCAGCAATGTTGCATTGCCAGGATCAAATTTCAGTAGTTTGTTTACATCCCTCAATTCCTTGTTTAAAGTCACAGAGGTTGTATTCACTCCTTTTAACGCTTTATCTAATCCCGAAGCATTCCCATCAATTTCAATCGTGATCCCTTTGATATTTTTCCCGGCCAATCGTTTCACCCCTTCCTAAAAAAAGAAGAACCTCAGAAAGTTATCCGAGGTTCTTAGAAATTATTAAAATCTGCTTGTGTTGCACGTCTGCCCTTGGCTTTTGGCTTGTCTTCTTCCTTCGTGTTGTTTTCTATCCATTCTTGGATATAGTCTAAACACTGACCAATATTCATTTCTTCCATATCCGCTGCATCCAATCCGATTCGTTTGCAAACGTAAAAGAATGATTCCTCTGTAAATGGTTCGTCACTCCCACTTACTTCATCGGCTTTTTTTTGGATTGGATTGAATTCTCCAGTAAGTCAATAATTTGAGGGAATACTTCTGCAATCGGCATCGAGTCGAATCCATCCAGCCATGTTTCTGGATCAGGTATTTGTGGATCTGCCGTTTTGGCCAGTACCCAAATAAAGTTGTACAACGGTTCAAAATCAAAATGATCCAATTCGTCATAGCTGATTTTAGAAAGATCAAACGTTTCTCCATTTGACTTTTCCATGAGCTTGGCTAATTTTAGTAATTCTGAAAAGTAATCTTTTTGAAATTGCGCCTTGTACCGTTTCATCGTTCCTGCAGTAGACTTCAATCGCACGGGACGATCATCAATGTAAATTGTTTTCTCCAAGGTTTTGTCCCTCTACTTTCCAGTTTGAGTTGCTGTTTTTACATAAACAGATTTAAACCAATCAGCGTATTTGGTCGATTCTTCACTCGTCGTTTGAGATTTAACAACTTTTTTTCCGTTTAATTCCAATTGTTTTGCTTTGAATCCAACTTCAACACCACTGATATCCTTACCAGTTTTTGATCCGACTTTCGCACGAGATCCATTGCAATAATAAAGTACGTGACGTGTTTTTGTGGCATCGCCGTCGAATTGGAACAATAAGGCGAACGGACTAAATTTGGCGTCTGCCAATTCCGTAATAACCCCATCTTCAAGATCTTCTACCTCGCCGAGAATATCTTTTCTAAAAGATAGAGGCATATTCGCAATAGTCAATGTTCCATCATACCCTTGATTTTCTTCTTCTGAAAAATACTGTGAGTCATTATCTGCCGCAAATTCAACACTATTTGACTGCGGTTCTAACGCCAACTCAACTGCCCCTTTTAGCGCTGTTGGCGTTGAAAATTCTGGCACGCCATTTGTTCCAAAAGTTAGTTTCGCATAATGGGCGTTTTCTAAACCATAAATAACTTTATTTTCTTTTACTGCTACCATTCTTTTTCCTCTTTTCTAAAGTGTGATTTCATAGATCGATTCAAACATTGATTCCGTTTCAATGTATGTTTCAAAATATGTGTATTCAATTTTCATTCCGTCTAATAGCGTTTCTAGTCGTTCTTCTAACTCAAGGTCTTTTTCCTCTGTATAAAGTTCGATCGTTACATTTTTGACAGAAAAATAGTTTTGATTATCACCAAAAAGGGTGCCATCATTGCCTTCCACATAAAATAGAAGATATGGCAAATTAGGCGCTTCTCCTTCTTTAAACGCACGATACTTAACAGGGATTTTAAGTGATTCTAACGAGGCTCTTAATTCGCTTAGCTTCATCTTTGTACCCTCCTAATTACATTGTCTTCAAATCGTTTAATCAAACGTTCTTCGACAATTTTAATGTGCGGTTGGGCTTGCGTTCGACCACCATTTCTCTTGGCGTGTCCCTTTTCAAGCAAATGAGTGAGCCTGTATTCACGATTGTTGATAACGATCGCTGTTCCTTGCTTCGTCTTGCGCCATCCCTTGGCATATTTACCCCTACGACCTCTTGGACTTGTCGCCTTTAACTCTTGGACCGCTTCATCTGCGGTATCTTCTTTGATCTGTTCAAGATCTTCTTCGATCTCTGAACTGTAATCCGCCAACGCTTGTGCAATTTCTTTTGCAATGTCCTGCATTACGTCACACCCTTTTTGGCTTTTAGTTTGAGCTCTATTTCTTCATTGTTGAGTTTGTAATCATTTGTCACTTGGTAAGTAATCCCATCAATTTTCACCAGTTGTTCATTGTTATACTCAAAAGGATGGACAACAATAATCTTAGCGATTTCAATGTTCGACTGACCCGCAAGCAATAGTTCACCACGTGAAATAGGCTTTTCATAACCAAGAACATAAATTTCCTTGTACAAAGGGACCTTATCACCAATTTTATTTTTTCCTTCGCCATCTTCTTGTAATAGCGAGATCTCTAAGTCCCACATACTACTCACCTACCGCATTGATTATTAGATTTTTCAATCTGTAATCTAAATTACGTGGCATGGTTGACCCGCCTTGGTTTTTATACCGAAAAACGGTTAGATCGCAAACAAACATGATATGCTCGCTATCTTTAGGATCTGGCGTCAAACCATAGGTATTCTTCATCTCTGCTTCGATCCCATCAATGATTGCTTTCAGCAACGTGTCCCTCACAGCTGATCGATAGCCTAGTGTAGCTTTAACTAAGGGTAAAACTGTTTCTTGCATCTCAGTGCCTCCTCAGTAAAAAGAGAAGGCTAAGAAGCCTCCTCTAGTTTTTGGATTAAAATCGGTTTTGCGTCATTTGATTTGTAAGCAACTCCCGCTTGATCAAGGAGCGCTTTTATTTCTGGTACAGTAAGGCTGTTATAGTCTACTGACGCCTGACGTAGATCAGGCGGTGTTACTCCCCCGCTGGTGTTTCAGCAGTGAATGTAATGTAATATCCGGCCTTCGTATCTGCAGCTTTAACATCATAACGGATAACCCCTGCTAACAATTTTCCATAGATTTGGTTATCGACCCATGCCAACGAAACTTTCTTACGGTCAAAGAATTTTGCAAATGCAACAGAATCACCAACAAAACCGACCGCATCACCGTCTTTTTCACCGATCATGTCATCATCCAAGACGACAATATCTTTACCTAGCAATTTCTTGCCGCTTTCTGCAGTGATCGAATCTTGCAACAAGTAGCGGCCGTTTTTGTCTTTCAATTGATCTAAGATGTCAAACAATGACGAAGAAACAATAAACCGAACGGCATAAACTTTTTTGATTCCTTTATTGATCAATGTTTTCAACCCATCTACACCCACCACAGCTTTTTTAGGTGCCGTTTTTAAAACAGCTGCAATGTCGGCGTTTGACGTGTTCAGCGATTGATCTTCGATTTCGTCACTGATTAACCCAGTCACATCATAATCAGCATCATCAATAATTTCTTGAGACAATGGAATGTACCCGCGGCGTGTTTCAATGTCATAATTGACCGGAATAATGGTTGGGTTTGCTAATTTAGGGTTTGCTTCCAACTCTGCTACTGTGTGCATTTTGCTGCCTGATTTAGAAATGACCGGGTATTTCCCGCTTGCTGAGTTCACTGGGATCACTTTGACATATTTACGCAAGTCAACAGCATCCTCCGGTGTTTTTTCAGGTGTCAGCAATTCTTCTGGTACAAGTGCTTCCCCTTCAACAGAAGTAAATCCTTCACGCACTGCACCTTTTGAATGAACAAACTTATTGATCCCGCTGCGAATTTCTGCTAACTCCTCTTTATTGCGTTTCTTCATGTCTTTTTTTCCTCCTCTTTCTACATCTGCTTTTGGTTCATTTTCGTTGGCTTCATCAAGTTCAGCTTGAAGATCAGCAATTTCTTGCTCGATTTTTTCTTTTTCAGCTTCCTTGTCTGCTAACTCTTGTTCAATTTCTTCAACCGTTTTTTCGACTACTTCGATTTCTTCATCTGTCGTAGCTTCTTCAATTGCCCGCTCAACATCTGCAGAACGTTGCTTGATTTGATCAAGATCAGTTTCTACAGTAGTTAAGAGACTGCGTTTGCTCTCAATTTTTTTTGCTAACATAATTTGTTTAATTGCCATGGTTTAAACGCTCCTTTAATTTTTCTTTTTTTGATGCTAAGTGTCGTTGCTTTAAAGCAGCCAGATCTTTCGACCTTGCCGCAATTTCCGTTTGTGGGTATGCTGGAAAAGTAACTGGACTGACCTCAAACACTTCCACTTTTTCAAGATAAAACTTGTCTGTTCCATCTTCACGAACTTCATGAGATTCTTCTTCAATGTAAAAACCAAAACTGCAGCCATCGACATCACCACGTTTTATTTTGGCGTATAACGACATCGCTTGAGGATCTTCACGATTGATTTCAACTTTGCCATAGACACCTTTTTCATCCTCGGTCAAAACCAGCGTTTTGTTACCAGTGCGCCCTAACACTGCACCAGTATCGTGATTAAATAAGCAGCGAACATCATTGTTTTTGATACTTTCCGTAGCTGCACCTTTTCGGACTTCTTCAAAACAATTAGGAAAAAGCTCAGTTTCTTGTCCATAACGAATGAAGTATCCTTCAATATAGAGTTTTTCCGATGTTTCATCCGACTGTGCACGGATTGTTGTTGGAAAATATGCGGTTCGTTTTTCTTTCACCATTAGTCATCACCACCCTTCAATTTGCCTTGATCACCCAATTTGTCTTGAGGGATATAATTTTCTAAAACGATCAGCTCATTCATTTCTGAATCTGGATCTAAGCCAATCCAATTTCGCAACTCATTTCTCCTAAGTGCATTAATTTCTACCAGCGGTTTCCCTGCAGTGACTAACTCCGGCAAGTCATAGGCCATCAAGCTCCTTGGATTTAAATCAAAATACATCGTAGGCGAGTAAAGCAGGTCTCTTGTCAGTGTTTGGGCAATCACTTGGGAAATACCCATGACTCTTGTGTTTACAAAATTTCGATATTCCTCTTTCTTAAATTCACCAACGCCCAAGAAAAAAGCCGGCACTCCCAAGAGTCCAGCTACTGTTTTCTTATCTAGTTGTACGGAATCATTGATTGCAATATCTTGTAGAGAAAGCGGCTTGACTGACTGTACATCTAACAATTCTGCCGGAATGATCCACGGTTCACCTGGTTTCGATTCACCAAGGTATTTCTTCTTGACCGATTCTCTACCAGCTTCACTTGCAAGTTCGGTACTTCCGGAATCGACCTTAACGATAACACTCGGCATATACTGACCGGACATGAATCCTTTTTTGGTTTTTGTTGCTTGCCTTAAGTTATCGACGATTTCTTTTAGATTGGCTCGATAGCCAGTACCGATCCACGGATTATTGGGATCAGGATTAAGAACAAAATGGACAATTTCGTCTGAATGATAAACTTTTCCACCATAATTGATTGAGTAATCTGAGTCATCATCTACATTCCAACTAACTTGCGACATAATCAGCGGCTTTAAGTCTGCGATTAGATTGTTTTCAATGATAGGATAAACAATTGAATTACCGTTACCGCTTAACAACAAATCGTAAACAATCTTATAAAGCCAACCTTTTCTCGTCATTTTTTTGTATGGATTAACATCGATCTTTCGAGAGAGTTCATTAAAGACACGCTTGTCCCCATTGTCCGTATTTTCCATTAGACGAATTGTCATGCTGGAAATCAAATCTGCAATCTTATCAACGCCGATTTTTATTTCCGGATTATCTGATAATTTCGAGTAACCCAGCGATAAAAGCGCCTCATTAAAATTAGTGGCTTTGATCAGCACGTCCACTGAAGTATCCAATTCGACTTGTTCTTCTTTTGGTTGTTCCCGCTTCGCCTTACGTTTCTTTTTTGACACGTTCTCACCACCTTTCAATTCGCGTTATTGCCCTAGCCAGTTCTTCGCAACATTTCCTAATGCTAGGTCTTCTAACATTTGACAACAGCTGAACACCCCCGCATCAAACAGATCAATTCGTCCAGTGCCGCCATCACCGTCAATCTTTTCGTATTGGATCATGTCGTCTGTTTTTTCAATCGCTCGGACATTTTCAACACAGTACTCGAACGCATCAGAATGCAGGTAATAGAATTTTTTGTTTTTTACTTTTACCTCAATGTGCCGGAACCCTTCGGATTTTTTGTAAAAGTACTGCGGCTGGTCTTGAATTTTAAATCCTGCTTTTTTCATTTTCAGGAAGAATTCTCGACCAAACTTCTTATCAAAACCAATCATTTTTATTTTGAATCCTCGTTGACGCATCGAGATAAACCAATTCACGATATCATCGTGTAAAACTGTCGCGGTATTACTCATTGTCAACCAGCCATCTTCTTCCCATCCAAACAATGGTATGCCGTCTTCTTCTGCTTTTTGAATGGCCGCTAGTCTCGGGAAAAAAGCGTGCGTAATACAAATATCGACATCTTGGTAGGTACCGTATAATGCACCGGCGGTCAAATCGTGCAACTTGGACAAGTCTGCTCCGCCGTACCAAGTAATTGGTAATTGTAGTAAGTCCTCCATTGTCCAATTGTATTGGTTGTCTGAAACTTGGAACTCTTTGATATCAAAATAAGCATTCAGCGAATTCGTGAAAATATTGAGCGTCTTGTTTAGAAACTCCGGTTTCAACTGCGCTTCATTCATCGCTTGATCAGCATCACTGATCAATTCTTCCAAAGTTACTGTGACACCTAAAGACGGCGTACACATTTGCAAAACTTCTGGGTCATCGATCGTTGTGATCTCGCCCTTGCTGTTCAAAATATTTCCTTCTTCATCTTGATCCGCTTTACAAATAAAAATGAAATAGGAATCATAGGCTTTCGATTGGATCGTGCCTCTTAGTACGCCTTGCAGCGTTTTTAAGCGATTGGCCAAAAAGCCATTCGGAATATCGCCTGCAGTCGAGATCCCGATCAACAGTTTGTTTCGATAAGCCTTCATAGCATTTTTCATTAGGGTGTATTTTTTGGCTCCCGCTCGTTTCCATGAGTGCAATTCATCCAGCACCAAACAATTACAGTTTAATGAATCAAGTTTATCCTCTTGGTTCGCAATCGCAAACACATCGCTGGTACCATCGCCAAAATCAATATGAATAGAGTGTTCTTGGTTATTGTCTCTGACGCGTAATTTTTTTACATCATTTTTCAAATCAGTTACATTGTCCACTAAGAAATTAAAACACTCTAATGTTTGTTTGACTGAGTTAGCCACGATGTACGCTTTTGCGCCAGATTGACGATCAATGATATTTTTCACTTGTGTCAATGCAGAACTAAATGAAGTCTTCCCTTGTTTTCTGGGTAAAAAAATAAGCGCCTCAGTGAAACGCCTAATACCTGTTCCTTTTATAAAAAATCCAAATAGATTGACAACAACAAATTTTTGCCAATCTGTCAGCAGCATTGGTTTTCCTTTGTAACTTTCACCATTTTTATCTTCACCTTGAACATGATGAATAGTTCCCTCGATCATATTAATGGCAAAATCAAATTGCTCTTGTCTAAAATCCAAGTCATTTCTTTTCAAATCAGACAAGAATCGATTGCTGGCTAATATCCTATCTTCGTTTGCGAGTATTTTTCCGCTGATCAAATCTTCGGCGTACTGAACAGCTGTATCAAAATGTACAGAATCAATGTGAGCAAGATTCATAAGCTCACGCTTTTTGATTTTCTAGCATTTTTGCAAAAATAGATTTTTCCTGCTTAGGTGCTTCTATTTCAGCTTGATACGTTTTTGCATTCAGCATCAGTCGATCAGAATAGGTGCCGATGTCTTTTCGAAGATTCTCAAGGCTTGCCAAAATGGGCGACTTTTTGCCCCCACTTTTTTCGGTTTCAATCAAAACTTCAAAGCCCCGCTTTTCAAATTCACGACTTAAAAAATTGTATTGATAAAGCATATCGGCGTAAACTTCAATCACTTGATTATATTGAGTTTTATAGGTTCCTAGATCTTTCATGTACTTGATCGTTCTCTTTTTGATCGTCTCACGTTGAGGAATATTTTTCGCCATTTTGTATCACCTCATTTCTGCGGAAAAAAATATTTTCAAATTCTGCTCGCTATTGGAAAAAGCTCCCTTGTCCGTTACCCTAAAAGTTTTTTTATTTACCTGGTTGGTGGGGGGAGTAAAAAAGGTCAAACTCTTTTTTTCGTTTTTGTTGCCAGTACAACCCGCTGCCAATGACTTCATTGCTGTTTCGATCGTGAAATGAATTATGTTTCTTATTTGTTAATGGAAGTAAGTTCCATTCAATAAAAGAAAGCTCAGGATACTTGTCCCTTGGGTAGATGTGATGGATCATCTCTGCTTGTACCCGAATACCGAACCGCTTGGACTCTTGACATTCATAGGAGTATTTACGCATGATACTGTTTCGTTTCTTGATCCACTTCTTCGTTCTATAAAACGGATCTCCCCTCAATGCTTTCTCACCTCCTCAAAACAAAAAGCCACAGTGACACAAAAAGACAGCACTAGCGAATTCTGAAATGAGATGATCCACCTCTTTCAAAAAATTGTGCTGTCTTTTATATCCGTCAAAGAAGTAAAGCGATGAGGAGCTTTCCCCCTTTCGGTATTTGGATTAGTGTGAGTAGTCCAATAACCGTCTCTCTTAATCTTTTTGACAATATCATAATAACTCTTTATACGAGGAGTTTGCGCCGGAACTTTAAGGAGTTAATTCCTACTCGATACGGGTTATAAGCGGAGTTGATTCCGATTTACTAACCACAAGTTTTAATTCGTAGCTAAATTGTAGCATTGCTTCCTTTGATTCATCAGTGACAATATCTTTACTTACTGGTACCAGATCAAGTATTTCGTTCACAGTAAACCCTTGTAAGTATCTCAAGATAAATATCTGACGCCTTCTCTCGGTTACCTCGGCTTTAAATGGGTGAGATATAACAGCGAATCCCTTAGCAAACAATTGGTGCAGTTCTCGAAATTCTTCCATATCATCTTCTCTTTGAATTAAAATTCTTTCTGCTTCGCCTGTATTGCTGCCAGATGTTGAAGGAGGAATAAGGCTGAAAGACTGCGTCACTTTAGGTACTCTTGGCTGTCCGACTTTTTCACGAGAGTTTTTATAGGCCCCAATAAATATCTCGAAATTCTTTCTGGTTAAGAGCATATCAATATCTTTGTTGCTTGGTACTTCATATTTACTAACATCAAATAGCGACATGACCGCCATTCCCCCTTATGTTATAATATCTCTGACGGAAATATTTTTAACAGTCGGAGGAATCCGGCTTTTTTTATTTATCAAAATGTGAGCCATGTTGAGGTTCTTCATCGATGATCAAACTCTTCAAAGTCTTACCAAGGACCTTTTTATTTAATGTTCCATTTACCTTGGCTTTTTCTAGCAACTTGCGTTTTTTCTTTTTTACTTTCGATTTTTTCTTTGGCAATGGCTTGTTTCTCCTTTTCATCTAATTCTTTACCGAATATTACACTTGCAAAAATCGTACCTACAACTGCTAGAAAAATTGACAATGCAACCGTCATAAGCAATCATCCTTACCGATCAGTTCCCATCTTTCGATTTTATCTACTGGCAGTGTGAGAATGAAGATCTGATTTTCAACTATAAAACGAGCCATCACTTCACTTGATTTTACTGGATTTTCTTCAACTCCACGGATAAGTAGTTTGGAACCATTGTCAGCATGAAAATAGTATTTACGCCCATTCTTTGCGTTTGCTACTATTTGCTTTGCATTAAGCTGTACAGTTCGTTTTTCCTCTTCCCTTTTTAGAACTTCATTTTCTTCACGTTCTAAGGCGGCTTCTCTCATTACTTGCCACATTGGTTTTTGATTTGTCATCTTCATCCCCCTGCTTCCATCGCATCCCTGACTAACGGATCATTAATAATAATTTTGTATTTCATCTGCTCATGCTGTAGTTGTTCATTTAACTGCTCAATTTGCTTTTGTTGGTCCACAATTGTATAGGATAACCAACTTAGACCAGCGATCGTCAGCAGTATTGATACAACAGCTAGTACCGTATAATGATTAACTTTCATTGGCTTGCTCCAATAGTTCTGGGTTCTCATAGATGTTGCCTAGTAATTCAAACTGATCTGCCTCGCTCCACAAATTTCTAGCATAATTAATCCGATTATTAACCATCCACGATCCTTCAAGATAATCGATTACCCCAATGAAACTTCCATAATCAAAGCCATTGTCTACTTCAATGCCGACTATATCCCCTTCAAAAATCTCCACACCGTTCTTGTCTTTCAAGCCAGTTGATTGCATGAGGACCACCTCATCTAATGGGAAGAAATTAGAGTCTCCGTATTCCCAGTGGTTAATTTTGATTTTATTTCTAAAAAAATCAATGCTTACAACTTCTGTCAAACCTACTCTTTCATCCCAACATCTAAATTTTGGTACCATCTTATCCCTCCTGTTCGCTATCGCTGACTATTCTTTACTGTGTTTAATGAAATGACAATTCACTTCATTTACCATTTCTAGCGCTAATTATTTACCAAGTTATTTCATTATGCTATCCTTAATTCAACATAAAAGCTTTTATATGAGGAGAATAAACTTATGAAAAAGTCATTTTTTATTTTAGGCTGTGTTCTGGTACTATCTGGATGTTCTAACAAAACGTCCGTCAGCACTGCTTCCGATTCGTCTGATACTTTACAAACATCTTCGACAACAATGGTTTCTTCTGCAACAGAATCACACGAAAATACTACTGAAGATTCTCTCGATAAATATCAATCTACATCGGAATCACAAGATAACACCCCAGCAAGTAGTTTTATTGAAAACTCTAGCAACCAAGAAACTTCAGTCCCTATGACAAATATAGAAGATGAATACTATCAACAAATTAAAGATGCTTGGCAAAAAGAGAAAGATTATATAGACTCTGTCACTGACCCAAAAGTAAAACAATCTTTACAAACTCCTTTTGCTGCTGCTAATGCCAAAGCAACTGAATTAGTAATGAATAATCCATCAGATGAAACAATTATTATGAACGCTTTGAAAAAAGTTGTAGATGATCAATAACGTTGTAAATAATCCTTATGAAACTTAAACTAGTTTTCGAACTAGTTTTTTTATTTCGTCGGATAGCTGACTAACTTTTCGTAACACGCTTTAATGACTTTTGCATCATAAAGCGCATTATGTTTTACACCAGCTACTTCTTCACCGATAAACTTTTCTCGTGAGACATCTGGATCAATGTTCTTCATTTTAAACAATGTGCAAATATCAAATGGGATATAATAAACATTTTCTGGAATACCAAAGGCACCACCAAACAACTCGTTAAACAATACCCAATCATAAGCTAAACAGTCTGACCATATTTCAACAGGAGTATTTGGATTTGCCCAACCATCTAACTCTTTAAACCATTCTCTCAGTCCTTGTGCCACGAATTGTCGATCTCCTCGTACAATGTTTTCTTTTGTCGTAGGATTCCAATTACTTCCAATCCCTTGAATAATATCAGCTAAGTAAAGATTATTGATCACATTTTTTTGGAGCCAATGATCTACCTGCGACTTATCGTAATCCGTCAATTCTGCATAGAATGTATCCCCGTTTTCGGCAACTAAACCGATACTCACTAAAGTTGTATTCTGACGTAACCCTGTGAATTCTGTATCTAAAAATACTTTCATCTTTCTTGCTCCTTCAGTTTTCTATTTTGGTGGATAACTGACTATTCAAAAAAATCGGATTATCCTATAAAAATACATATTCAATAATTATTCTGTGCTATAATTCATTTATAAACTCAAAGGAGACATATTATGAAAAAAATTTTCCTATCCCTTATTGCTATTGGATTTCTTTCCGGATGCTCGGCAAGTAATAACGATACAAAAAATTCTTCAACGCATGAAAGTTATAAAGATTCTTCTGGTAGCTCCGTGAGCTCCACAATTATTAAGCCTTCGACAACAGTTTCAAGTTCTTCAATTACTAGACCTTCTACAACAGATACGAGTTCTTCAACAAGCAACTCAAATCATACAACGTCTTCATCAAGCCAAGTATCCCTGATCTCAAATGAAGAGGATGCAAAAGAAGCTATTAAGCAGAAATACGGATTTTCCGATGCGGACACGAGACTAACATTTTGGGAAATGATAGGCAGTGACTATCTATTTAAAGCACAAAGTGAAGCCGCCATTGCAAACGGAGGTACTGGCACATTAGGATTCTATCGTGTTGCTCCAGATGGAGAAGTGTATGATGCTGATTCAACTGGGGAAATCTATCAATGACTTTGACGGGTGCATTTGCACCTTTTTTTTTTGAGAACACGTAATTAACAATACCCGTTTCATTTTTCTTTTCCTAAAGTTAGTAGTATCTGTCATTAACGGACTACCCATTTTCTTTCAGCAGTACCGAACCATAGCCAATCTGTGTTGATGTTTAGATAGTTGTATACCAGATAAGCTAAATCTAATGTTCCAGCCCCTTCAGCATGACAATATTCTAAGAATTCACAAATTGCTGGAGCATAGTGTTCTGGTACTATAGCCCAATAATTCATAAAGCAAAGAAATTCATTTAGCTTCTGAATGTTTTCTGCTGTTTCAGGAATTAGAACACACTCTAATTCTTCTCTGCTGGCTGAACATTCCAAAACTTCAAACTGATTAAGAAATGGGATTACTTGAACTTCAAGCCTGAACATTTCATCTTTTTTGTTTTTGCATTTGGTTTGCATCAATCATTCTCTGTCCTCCTAGTTGGTAATATCTTCCGATTCTGGAATTATTACAGGTCACTGGACTTAACGAAAACACCATTGACCATCTTTCCAGTCCGTCCTTTGATTTCGTCATAAGCAAAATTCAAGCACTCGTATAAATCCATATCATTTTGCATTGCCAAGATGATCAGGGTTACTACTACATCGCCAATACCATCACGTAATGCATCTTGATCGTTTCTTGCTAATGCAGCTGCAACTTCACCAGTTTCTTCGACAACTTTCAACATTTGTTTGCTAGAATCTGCTTTATCCAATCCTTTTTCTTTTGACCATTGTTCTACTAATTCAACTAACTCATTCATGAATTTCCCTCCAATTATTTTGATTAATCGTAATCAACCCCATCGTCAATGGTTCCACTCCAATCCTTATAACGGTAAGTCCTTCCTTGTTTATCTTCATGACCATAACGTAATAAATCGCTCATCGTTCGATTTGCTTTTTTGCACTTCCGACATACGTCTTTTCGAGTACCTGTGAAAATCACTTCGCCTTTGTATAGAACTTCAACAATTCGCAAATGGGATTGCTCCCCTCTCCAAAGTTCAACACGCAATGCTTCTCGCTCGTCCTCAATTAATGGATCAATCTCTCGATCATCAAGGTTAGAAAGGTAAAGCAATCGTTGTAGTTTTAAAGCCCGTTCTCTGTGGCGTTTCTTTTTCTCATGTTCTTTCTGCTTCATCGCCTGTTGATTCTGTTTCATGTTGATCACCTCCTGCATCTGCTGGCTTATACACATATTCATAAGGCTCCCACTTCTTATTTCCGAGAAGGCGATAGTACTTCCCTGCAAGTGTAATAATAAAATGATAGGTATCCGCCTTTTCCGGAACGTAACATCTTGCATAGTATTGACGGTAATTCTTGGGATTGTTAGAAAAATACTCAACCGTCCATCCTCGTATCTCGCAAAACATGGTGAACTCGACACGTGCTACTTTGAAACTGGTTATTCTTTCATCCACAGGATCACCAATTTGTCTTATTTAGAAAATCAATGTAGCCAGGCGTAGCAACCTGATATTCTTCCAACTCTTCTTCAAGAATGTACTGACGGTCATATTTTGCTTTCATATTCTGCCAATCACTCCATGGGATAAACCCAACGGTCTTTTTGATCATGCAACAAACACCTGCCATCGCTCCTAATTTTTGATGGAGATCCAACAAGGCCGCCTGATTTTGTGTGATCACTGATTTTTTTAATCGATCTGTTGTGGTCATCTTTGCTTCAAAAACAATGGCACGCCCATCCCATAGAGTTCCTTTGTAATCTGGTTGAGCTTTCCCGATTGGATAAACGATCATTCTGCCATCGCCGAGTATCTGCTTCACACGAAACGGTTCAGGCGTTTTTTCAATTAAAGCTATTTCTTTTGTTCTGTAGTACCAGCATCCTTGATCAATCATTTTTTCAAAGATATCGCCCAAATCATTGTTGACTCTATTTTGGAAATTTCTTGAAGACATCATTTCTACCTACTTTCTGCATTAGTTCAGTAATAAATCCTTCTTTGTCGTTTTGTCCAAATGTATCTAATGTTCTGCGGTAAATGCGCTCATAGTTTGCTTTATCTTCAAAGCAAACGAATTGTGAATACCGATCACTCTTAACTATTCCTGTATATGCTGACTGATCATTTAACTTGTTTGATGCAGCATCGCAAATTTGCTGATTTTGAAGAAATCGGATTTCCTTTTCTTCTGATTTGATTTCCAATGTTTTAATACATGGAGAAAATTTCCCTTTGTTTTGATCATCAATGTTTAATATCAAAAAAACTTCCTGCATCATGTCGATACAATCTGATTTATCAAAGCAGGCGACGAGATACGTTTGTTTACTTTCCATTTCTACCTCTTTCTCTATCCATCATCATTTCTGAACAGTTCGATTTTGAAATACCATCCACGATCCTCATCGTAAATTTTCAATATATCTCCTAAAATTCGGTATTGAGGAAACCTCTTAAGAATTTCCTCTGCTCCATCATCATTGGACATACCTAATTTATTTAGTTTTCTAAATGACCAATAATCATCATTCGTTGTTTCGTGTGGTTCTTTAAGGTTTCGACTCTTGGACCATCGCTTTTGACCTTTCTTCCACTGGCGATTTTCCCATTTCTCTTGACCAGTTAAATAATTGACCAAGCCTTGCATTCCATCTGAATCGTATTGAATGTTTTGCACTTGCCTTCGACCAAGAGGCTGCTTCTTCTTACCTCGCCCTTTAGACCAAACACTCTCGATTGCATCCCTTGATGGACCATTGTTTAAAACGATATGGTGATGGATTCGAGTGATATAGCCTACTTCCTCATCGTATTGATACGAGGTAAACCACATGTACTTGAGTTCGACCCCTTCTTTCTCATAGAGTCTTTTTAGTTTTTTCAAAGTGTTTTCTTGATCACGCTTGGCATCAGCAGGCTTTTCAGGTAGAAATTGATCAGAATAAGTGAAGGTTGCATAGTAATCTTTTTCTCCAAAGTTTGCATATAGAAACAAAGCAGCCTTTCTTTTACTTTGGGCTTGATTCCATCTTGCTTGAGATAAACCAGTGACTTTTTTTTTCCTACCTCTGGGTTCTCTGCATTTTCGTTCCTGCTCGATCGTCCTACTGTAAAGTCGGATTTCTTTATATGGTCCTGCTTCCACTCTGCGTTCTCTAACAAATGATTTCTTCATGACAAACACCCCAGAATTTTCTACGTCCGTTAAGTTAGTATCTAATACAAGGACGATAAAACGCCGAAATAGTAGCGTTTTTTGCAAAAATAGTCTGAGGATGGTATACTTATCTTGTCGGAGATAAGAAATACCATTCTCAGAAGTCGCCAATTTGGCGGCTTTTTTATTGTTCTGAAAACTGGAAAAGAACCTTTTCTTCGGTTGGTTTTCCCAGATGAAAAATATGATGATACAATGTCCTTCCACGCAGCTGAAACGTCTCTACTCTGCCTCGCTCAGTTTTCGCTTCAATACTGTATACATAATTCTTTCCACGTTTCCTCATACGAACTTGCATGACAATTGCAGGCATTTTTTCCAAGTAATCGATCGCCTTTGATAACATCTACATCACCTGCAGCTTTTACTCATCTTCGAACAAATTTATCTGTCCAGAATTATTGACATCAATTGGATAAACAACTGGTTCCAATTCTCGTTTCGGTAATCCATGATTTGATTCTGCATCGATGGTAATTCCTCGATGATCACTAGTGACTTTGATTCCAACCTTTATTGAAATCGTGCGTTTTGCTTCAATGTCCTTTTGAGTATCCTGTAAATCGGCAGTAATTGTTCGAACTTCTGCATCTAGCAAACTGTTGACTTTTGCCATCAACTTATCGGCTAACGTTAGGGCTAACTTGTCGTTATTCATATTGAATTCCTCCTTTACTTACTAAATCCGGTAGCAACTTAGGGATGGCCATTTGTAACTTTTGAAACTGATCATCTGAAACAACAAAATATAACGCAATCGCAGGTGTCTCATCGCTATCAAATGAACGATCCTCTACTTCACATGTCGATTCAAACTTATTCCAGATACTCGACTTAATTTTTTGAGTGTATGGCTTAACATACATTC